GGTTTACGTGTGTTTTGTTTTTTATTTTTAGTGCCGGCTCATACATATATAAACTTTATTTTTTCTGCTTCCTCGTAAATATTCATTTTAGGTTTAACCATTCGTTCTTGAACTTCTAAAACAATCTCATCTCTTTTCATAAAGTTTCCCGTGAAACCTGCATCTTTTAATATTGTTTCTGTTTTGAATTTAGCCATTGTATCAGAAAAATTAAAGTCATTCAACTGTTTTTTATTCAATTTTGAAACAACTGCTATCTTTGCTGGGCTGTTTATATAGTCTTTGTGAATGTGAATTTCGTTTACTAAATCGTCACCTGTTTTAAGAGTAAAAGCAGTGTCTTTAAAAACAAAAGAAACAGCCATCATCGTATCTATCACAGTGAACTGATCGACTTCTTGTTTTTGATCTGGAAGACCTATGACGTTTTCATCATCAAAAAGAGTAACCTTATTATAAATTATTCTATTTATTATGTTATTTTTACAAGCGACGGTAATTTCGTCTTCATCAATTCGGACTACATTTACATAATCACCACCGATTATTTTGCCGTCCATCATTAGTTTGTAATAAAGTAGCCCCCAAGCAAGTTTTGTGCTTGGGGGCTCATAGGAGGGAGGAAAGGAAGGCTTATTTATTATCAATCTAGTCCCGTGTTGATAAGCCCACTGGAGGGCTTCTAAGCTTCCACCGATTGTTATATTAACATCCTTCGTCATAGTTTTTAATATTTTTCTTCCATTTCCTTAATTTCTTCCAGTGTTTAGTTCGCTGAAAGCAACGGTAACGGTTTTCTTTTGTAAGGCGACCTCTTACAGCTTGTGACCAGGCGCCTAACCATTTTTGCTTTTCTGTAAGTCTATAACCACTACAGAAGTTTTTTATACGAGTATTAGAAACATGAACCA